AATAGCTTTCTATTATGTCTTAAGGCATCGTATACTCCCTCTACTTGGTATTTCCTTGGTTGATGACTGCAAATAGAACTCATATAATCTTTTACACCCTGATATGATATTCCATCATTAACTTCAAATGGAGAACCATAATATTCATTATCCGCAAACTTATATGTATAATCGTGTCTTTCGCAGAACGCAATTATTTTATCCAACAATCCTACATAAATCTTCTTTGTCCTCAAATCAAATAGGTGGATCTCTCCATTCCAATTCCTATTACGATATTGAGGCATAAATTTTGCACCCTCTACCTCAAAGGTAAAGTGGTCTCTTAATTCATACTCAATATGAGGTTCTGAATCAATTTTTAAAAATACTTCGTTTGCCTTGGATATAACAAGATTGGCTGTACTGTCAATCACATAGACCCATACATCTATGGGTATTTATCTACCCCTGTCAACCTAACCCCGAATTAAATCTCATAAACTCAATTGCATTCTTTATTTGATATGTTCTATTCTGTATTACTTTAAGAATACTTTCTAAGTATACAAGCATAGTATCATAGTAATCAATCTTTAAATTGGAATTAGAAAGTTTCTCATCTGCATCAAGATACTTAGTCATAGTATCTTTATCTCGTATCTTTTTTGGAAAAGGATTCTCTACATATACTTCTGGATCTGCTTTCCCACTAAAATATTCATACCGTTCATGACGGATATTCTTTCTTTGTTGCTCTGCTTTCTTTCTTAATAAAAAGATAGTATTATAAAGTTCAAAATACTTCGCATGAAGAGAGGGGATATTTAATGACTCATCATGTAGATTATCTCTGTCTATTTCTGCATCTTTTTCCCACATCTCTTGAATAGATTCAAGAGTTACACTCATAGTTTAGTGCCAGATAAATCAGTAATGTTATATAAAGTATACTTGAAAGTAGCATCTGCTGTCAAGTAAGATATATCTTCATCAGTGGCATCAAATTCTAATGTGGATAATGAAGTTGGCCACATCTCTTGAAATTTTACTTTAAAATTAGGATTCTGTGAACTAGTTAAAATTTCTAGGGTTGCATCAGAAAAAAAACTTTCTGTGGATTTATCTGGTTGGGCTATATCAAAATCTTTTTTCTGCCAGTCTTTAATTTCTTCTAAACTTTCTGGATATCCTAATGCCCTCATCCAGTTAAAAATTTCCAAATAATTAGCAAGATTCTCATCAACCAAAAATCTTATACTAAAATCTTCAAATTGAATCTTATCTCCTGGTAGAGGAATATCTCTCAAATATGTTGGTTGTTCAGCAACACCAAGAGTCATTTGAGGTATATTAACCTGATTACCAAAGAAAGACACCTTGGGTGCTTTATCCATGATAAATTTAAACCCAGTAGGTGATAAAAAATTTCTATTCTTTATCTGCTTATCGTATATACTAGCCATTCCAAGTTTTTTAATTATTTAGACAAAAAAAGAGGCCCCCGAAGGAGCCTCTCTTTTTATCTTAGTTGCATATGTGGTCAACAAAATATCCCCACACGGGGTGTTGAACTGCTTTAGTTCTATATTGACCAGCATATTGAGCAGGTATTGTGGGACGTTTTTTACCAGCTCTTACTAGAGATTCCTCTACAGGTACGATAAATCCTTTACCTACAGGGCATGTTGCCCATCTAACATCTCTAGGTTTTTTTCCTTTTCCGAAAGGAACAATAGTTGGATCGCTTGGATCCAAAAAATCTGAGTTTACAAAGTTCATAAGCATAGCGTTAATTAACGACTGTTTGATCAAAAGTCCTTGTCTTAATATGCGTTGAGTGACTAAGGAGGACAAACGAAAGAGCAAATATGAGACAGTGATTTGATTTCGTTGCCACTACTATAGCACAACCATTTCAAAAGTCAAGTGGACAAAAAAAAGACCCTCCCGAAGGAGAGTCTTTTGTGTAAGAGGATATATATCCTTTCTTCTTACATAAGGTTCTTAACAGCAACACGTCTGTAGTAACGGTTAGCGTTGATGTGAAGAGCACCAAGTCCTTGACCTTTACCATCGGCAAATGGGTTCGCAACGATTCCGTAACGAGTCTTAAATCCGATTTTTGGCTGGAAGCTGTTCTCTCCAACTGCACGAACCATCTGTAGTGGAACGTATGGGCAGTAGAATATTCCAGCGTCATAAGGTGAAGTACCTTTGTAACCAACAACGTAGTACTGGTTACCTGGAGTTGTGTTACCTAACTGAGAAGCACCACCAATGTTAGCAGCATAAGGGTCAATGTAGACTCTATACTTACCTTGAAGAACACCAGCGAATGTGTTTCCAGTCTCGTCAACGTTAAGGTTAGCATTAAGTGCTGGAGTGTAATCAAGTACACCTGCCATTGTTAATGCAGAAGCAACGTCTGCAGAGCAAAGGATGATGTTACCCTTTCCACGACGAGTTCTTTGAGCGATTGCGTTTGCATCTCTCTCGATCTGGAATAGAAGTCCTTTGAACTTCTCAACAGACCAACGACCATTTGAGTCAACATCTAGGTCGAATACACCAGCAGTTGCGGTGTTTTGTACAGCACCTTGTTCAGCAACCTTGTAGATAGTTCTGATAACTTCTCTGTTAATTTCAGCAAGTATCTCAGTACTAAGGATGTTGGCAAGTTCTGCTTCTGCATTAAGACCGTGAATTGCTTTCAAGTCCTGAGCAAGCTCTAGTGAGTACTCAGCCTTTAACGCACGAGACTTCGCAGTAACGGTGACCTTCTCGATTGAGAATGCCATCTGGTTGAACGCCTTGGTGGAAGTACCATGAAGGTTCTCCGAATCACCAGTGTTCATTCCTTGACCAACGTTGTATGGTGAAGGATCTGAAGTAGCAGTACCAACTGGGTTAAGTACAGATGGGTTGTTACCAGACTGTGCAGTTGTACCTAAACCAACGCCACCATCAGTAGCAGAATCAAGGTCAAAACCTGCGTCTTGTCCTGAGAATGCTGAATCTGGTTCGTTGTAGAATGCTTCTGAACTTGTTAATCCACCAGTACCACCAGACATGGCGTTGTACTTGGATCTCATTGCGAAGATTAGTCCAGTAGGACCACTCATTGGTTGAACACCAGCAAGGTCATATGCGACCAAGTTTGGCATAGAACGACGAATGAGGCTGATTAGAACGGGGTCGAAACCAGCTTGTGGACCTGCAGCGTTAGCATCACTACCGAAACCACCTGACGCACCTGCTGCGTTTGCGTGGTTAGTAGGAACTGCTTCGTTGAGCATACCACTTTCACCGAAAGCAGTAGACTCTCTTAAAAATTTTTCTTGGTTTTCTAGCAGGACGGCGGTTACCGCACGACGATGGGGATCTTTAATTTCTTCGCAACCTTCGTGGTTAAGAAGAGGGGCCCACTTTTCCTGCAACTGTTCTGATTGGAACATTTGCTTGTTACCTATAAGTGTAAGTTTGTTTAATATTTAAATCAGTTGACTACTTATCAAATGCTGAAAGCGTCTTAAGGTAAGATGCCATTGAACCTGCATAAGTCTCAGGTGCGGCAGCTTCGCCTTCTGTTAGGGTTTCAGTCTTTGAAGTAGATGAAGTTTTTGAAGTGAAATAAGATTCCTTCAATGTCTCCAATTTGTCACGATAAGTTTCCTCACTTTCAAACTCTACACTTTCTGCAAGTGAAGCGAGCTTCTCTTTCTGAGTAGCAGCAAGGCCACCAGAAACAGATTCTAAGATACCATCAGCAACCGACTCTGCGAGACGATTGTTTAGATTGATATTCTTCTCAATTTGCTCATTGAGTTTGGTCTCCATATCATCTAGTTTTTCTACCATGCTTTCTAGCACATCATATTTATCGTCAGGGATTGATACATAATTTTCTTCAAAAAGACTCTTCATTCCAGTTAGGAATGATTCGGTCAATTCTGTTTTGAGTCCGTGCTCGATGGCGAGTTGATTCTCTTCCATCCACTCGTCAGAAACGTACTCAAGATAAGAATCTACACGCTCTTGAAGTGCTTCTTTTTCTTCAGCAACTTCTTCAGCGAGTTTTTCTGCGTACTCCTCTTCAAGAGTAGCACGTATTTCAGAAACTTTTGAGTTAATAGCAGCTTCAAAGATTGTCTTTGCTTTTGCTTTAAACTCTTCGGTGAGTTCTTCACCACCGAGAAGAGCATTAACATCATCTTCAATGTTAATTTCTTCTGTTGCTTCTGCTTCAGAAACTACTTCATCAGTAGTAACTTCGTCTTCGGCAACTACATCGCCAGAAACTTCTTCCTCTTCTCTTTTGAGTTTAGGCATTGCTTCGTCTCCAGCTACTGCATTTTTGTTAACTACATCTCGGACTTGCTTCAGAGAGCCACCAGGTGTCTTCAGTTTGGCAGAATCATTATCTACCTTGTAGTTTTCTGGTGTGGGACCACCCAAATCCTCAAAAGGTGGTGTATTCCCAGGTGTCTTTACACCTGATGGATTACTACCTTCTTTGGGAAGGGCTTGCTGTCCAGCCGCTGCATTTGCATTTACAGCAGTCTTGGATTGCTTTACGTCCTCTTCCATTCTTTGTAATGTTGTGCCACGAGACATTTGTAAACTCTCCGATTCCTGTAATTAAACCTATATTTATTTAGAAGTTTTATATATTTGATAAGAAATCATTAAATAACGAGAGTTTTTTCTCGTCTAATGTTTTCTGATCAACTAGTGTATTGATGGTTTTATATGTTCTTTCTGCGAACTTCTCACGCAAAATACCACCATCCCATACCCAATCTTTTCCTTCCATAATTCCCTCAACAAATGCATCGGGAGCAGAAGGATCAGCAACGATATCAGCAGCAGTTGCTAACATGAAATCATCACCAACAACGTTAACACCTTCACGGGTTGGTCTTAATGAACCAATACCACGAGATGAAACACCTAATTTTACTCCTTCCTCAACAAGAGACGAAGCAATCTTACCCATTGGTGTGCCAAGAATCTTAGCTTTACCAATGAAGTTAGAACCACTTTCTTTAAGTGATACTATCTTATGAGAAACTCTGTCGAGATTCACCGTGGGAGTATCAGGGTGACCCAATTCTCCAAGTGCTCTTCCTGATTGAACGTGATTTTCATTGTAACGTCCAACTTCTTTACGAAGAGTTTCCATAGGATACATTCTACCATTACGGTTTTTAATGTCTCCTTGAAGGAAAACTCCTTCG